GAGACAACCACGATGCGCTCAAGCTTGAGTCGCGGCTCCCATTGGTTGAGTGCCCGCACGGCTTCAGCCTGCGCCGCGCTTTTCCAGCCTTCGTTGATAGGCAAGTCGACCATGCGCCGTAGTTTGCTGCCGTACTCCGGCCGTTCGCGGCGGCTCAGCAACGGTGTGCCGAGGATGTCCGCAACCGACTGACGTAGATGCTCGATGCCGGAGATGGGCTGCCCGGTGTGGCGATCCATTCCGATCATCGGGTCTACTCCTTGAGCTGCTCGTATTCAGGGTGAGCCTTGAGGTATTTAAGCGCGACGTCATCGTCTGCCTCGACCATGACCAGGCTCTTGGCCACGGGAAGGGTGCGACCGTCCGGCAGAACCACCGTGCGGGAGGTATAGAGGGCATCGCGAAACTTTATGAGCTGGTCAGAGGCATGGCCGGGGAATCCCTGAGCAACAGGGACAAGCCCTGACACTGGTAATGCTTCCGCGGACGCCTCGACTTCAGATTTGACCTTGGTCATGAGGATCTCCAGACATAAGAAAGCCCGCGCGCGGCGGGCTGGGTGGATGGGTGATCAGTGCTTGTGGTTGGCAGTGTTGCCGGTGGTGTCCAGGATCGCACCGTCGCTGGTGATGTTCTGCGTGGCGTGCAGTGGCCCGTCGATATTCACCGGTCCCTTGATGTTCACTTTGCCTTCGAGATCGATCGTTCCCGACTTCACGGTGATGGCGTTGTCGGTCACTTCGGCCAGGGTTGCCCCGACCTTGATGACGACCGTGCCGGTGGGCAGGGTGATGCTGTAAATGCTGTCCTGCCAGTCGTAGACCAAGCGCCCGCCATCCTCGAAATGCCAGACTTCGACATGGTCACGGTTGTCAGGCGGTGGCCCGCCGTTACCGTATAAGCCGGGAATGAACGTGCCTTGTGCCACTTCGCCACTGGCACTGATCAGCGTGCCCTGCTCATTCAGGCTTGGCGCCCGCCAGTGCCGCGCCTTGCCGGCGGCGACGCTGTGCCAGCGCACCCAACCACTGACCCATTCACCATCGGACACCCGACATACAGGGGGCGACGCCGCGAGATCTACCGCCACCACATAGCAGTCCTTCACCAGGCCTGCGAGCATGCGGTCATGCTGGGCGCTGACATAGCCGCTCATGGCAGATTCTCCGGCGCAAAATACTTGTCCTTGTTAGCCAGGCCGGTGTCAGGCTCCACGCCGAACAGCAACGTGCCCGGTGGCTGATCGGGCCACGGCCATTGCGTTTCGCCGAGGTAAATCTGCTGCGTCCATTCCACAACCCAGACGGTGTAGCCGTCCAGCTCCGGCTTGGTCCAGTCCTGCATGGCCTGAACAAACTCTGCCGGTTCGACTTCCACACCCCACGACTGCATTCGCAGCAGCACGGCCAACTGACCGGCAATGAACACCGCTTGCTGATGGTGATCGGGCTGAATCGGGTCAGTAATCACCCGCGCCTCGAACTTGCAGGACAGGCCAGTTTCGCCGGTTCCAGGATCGAGGCCCGGCTCCATCTCTGCCAATTCGACCAGAACCGCCGGCAATGCGATGCGATCATCAATGTTCGGCCAGACTGCAACTGTCTGAATACCTGGCAGGTGATCCTGAATATGCCGTTCAATGGCTTGATACAACTGATCAAGGCTGAACGGTTCATCGACTTGATCCGTCATGTCATGTCCCCTTCAGGTGTTTCTGCAGTTCAAAATTGAGTTCCTGCTGCAGGACGTGCAGCAACTGTTCGTCGGCCTTGCGGATCCAGCTTTCGAAATGTGGCCGCGCCTGCTCAAGCGACACCTTGGCTTTCGCCAGGGGAAAGCGGCTGCCGTGTTCGGCGATCCAGCCCGAACTGGCCCCGCCTGCCCCGCTGACATCGCTATCGGGGTAGTCACTGGCGTCGAAATGCTTACTGGCGGTGCGGATCCAGACGTCTGCGCTGTTGCCGTAAACCTTCTTGAAGAACGCCCCCTGAAAGCGGCGCCCCGCCACCGAGACGCCGGACCGGCTCTGCCGGGGCCTGCCGATGCGGCTGGCCTCTATGGCGTTCAGGCCGAACCAAAGCTTGCCGCTGTTCGCTCCACCGCTGACCGGGTAAGCTCGCAGCCGCTGCCGCACAGCAGCAACCGCAATGCGCTCCTGTCGGCCAACGGCGCGGGCAATTTGCGTGGCGAGCCATCTCAACGTTTTGTTGATGGCTCGCCGCTGTGCAGCAGCAGCTGCCTTGGGCACCAGGGCGGCGAAATCCTGAAAGGCTTTCAGGTCTGCTGCCGAGGTTTGTAGGGAGATCATCCCGCCACCGGCCGAGGGTTTGACGTAGCTACCGACGCTCATCGTTTAGCCCTCAACAACAACGCTACCCAACCGGTGCCATCCGGTTCCAGTTTCACCAGGTCGTACTGTCCGCCGCCGTCTTGCGCCGGCAGATCAATAAGAACCAGCTGGCCCGGCTCAATTCCTGAAGCATCACTGACGCGGATCTCGAACTGCGGCTCTCGCAGTGCGGTGTTGATCCGCCCCATGCGCGGTTGTAACCAGGGGGCTGAAAAGAAACCGGCGATCTCACGACCGCCGACCGTTCCCATGTCGCCCAGCCCATCCAGCACCAGGGCATCCATGTCTTCGCTCAACTCGCGAAAGCCCACAGTCACTCACCGTCGTCGACGACGTCGACTGTGCCTGGG